TTATATTGCTTTTAATGATAGATACAAAGCCGAAGACTAGGGAACTCTTATATCTTCGTAACTTTCCTCATAGAAAAAGCTATAGGGCTTTAAAACGGCTCTATTTAGATTGTAGCCATGAAAAACTACGTTATCTATACAATAGAGCCTTAATTGATACTTGTGAAATAGCTAATAAAAACCTTAAAAAATATCTTTAAGCCTCAATAGGTGGATGTTTAATTAATAAGCCTAGTTTATGAGGCGAATCCTCCAACCATAGCTTTTCTTCTAATTGTTGAGCAAATAAACTAATACTTTTTTCTAATTTATCTTGATCTAGTTTTGGAGACCATTTAGTATTAACACTCAATGACATATCTATGATTAAATCCTTAAATCCATTCATTAAAGCCTCTTGAATTTGTTCATCTTCATCATTTAGTACATCTTCAATAATATCTTTAGCAAATTCATAATATTGTTTTAGTGTACCTTGCCAAACTCCATTCTTATCTAATAAATCATTACTCATGTTTTTTTCCTTTCTAATTTAATTTGTGTTTAGTTTTTTCAATCCAATTAATAAGCTTATTAGATGCTTTAGAGTCTATATACCAATCATCTACATCTCCATAGAGGTCTAAAGCTTTATTTTTAATTGATCCATAGCCATCCTTACCTAATAAGGTGTTCATGTAATATTTAGCCACTTGTTGACCATATTTGCTAAAAAAAGGTTTATCCTTATATCTTGAATCGTAAAACGTAATAAATTTAGCTTTTCCCTCTTTTGTTAAGGTAACATTAAAAGCTATACCTTTATCATTTACAATCTTTTTTTTATATATTGGTTTTTTTCTAGGCCTCTTGTCATGCCTTAAATCATTAGGGTCAACTATCATTTTTTCCTCTCATTGTTAAAATGTTCTATAATTTCATTAGTTGCCATTATTCCTAAATAAGCAAATAAGCCTATAATAGATAATCCAAATAAAACGAATATTAGCATTGTTTAGCCTTATTTTTAAAATGGTTATACTTTACTTTTAATTTTCGTTGATTACCTCTTGCAAACTCAAATTTCCAAGTATTGTCATCAACAATTATTTTATGTGCTTTCATTCTTAATTTTTCGCTTTGTTCAAATAGTTTTTTTATTTGTTTATTGTTTGCAATTGATGAGTGAACTAAATTTGATCCATTAAACCAATCGGAAACCATTTGAGCATCATATTGAGTTATTTTTTTATTCATGCTTTTCTCTTTTTGTTGTAATGTTGTTTTATTGGAAATTGCCAAACATTAGAAACTTGTCTTATTGGTTTCTTAACTTTAGGCATCAATGCCAACTCTCCAAAACCTACAAATGAGAACATAGGCCTCTCATTGTAAGTTTTAGAGAATAATTTATAGATGTTTAAGTTTTTAGCTTTAGCCATTAAAGACTCTCACATTCTAAAAGTTGAGGCAATTTATTAGTACCCATACTAAAAAAATTACTATCATGATTATCGTTTAAGAATTTTTGAAGTTTTTTTCCATTCTTAACACAAGCGTTATAAGTTTTTTTTGATCTTATAGAGTCGTTTGAATATCCAAATTCATCACAAAAATCATTAAAACTATTTAGTGATGCTAAATAATCGCTTTTTAGACAATCAAGTACATCTTCAACTTTAGGCTCATCATAAACCATAGAGCCTTGACTAAAAAATATTGTAATTCTTTTGTAGCCATATCTAGAATCCAAATGATTGCCTTTTAATTTGTACTTTCTTTTTAAAGTAACTTTGTAATGATTCATTCTTGAAGATTCCAACTCACTCATTGATGGATTTGAATCGCTATACTCACAATGAATAGAAATTTTATTTTCTTTAATAAAATTTTCTATTGTGTTTTGTTTTTCCATATTTTTAAATGTTTGTTTAACAATGTTTGAACATTCATTTAATGATTGTTTGTCTTGTTCTCTTGTCATGCTTTCCTCTCTTATTGTTATAGTTAAGTTATAACATTATTATATTGATTCTATGTTAAAGTCAATTGCTTACATAATTAATTTGACAAGTTGCCAATTTTAAAGGATTTATTGAATATACTAGATATAGGTATATCTTTTCATTTTAGGTCTTATCTAGTGGTTTAGGTTAATTAAGCCCTATTTCTTTTATCTTTTCTCTCTCTCTCATATCATTAAATAGGGCTTACTAACGCTAATTTTAAGCGAATCGCATACAAAATTTATAAAATATAGGACCAGCAAAGGTAAAAATGGCAAACAAAACAAAGTATTCTAAAGCATTAATTAAAGAAATTATGAGTGAATTGGCGATAGGTCATTCAATTAGACAAGTTTTAAGCAAAGATAATCGACCATGTTGGGAAACATTTAGAACTTGGTTGAATAAGGATGATTCATTAAGAAATGAATATGCACAAGCTAAACAAGACGGAATTGAATATCTTTTAAGTGATGCACAAGATTTAATTAATGAATCTTTAGCAAATAGTAAGCTAAAAGAAAAAACAGATTTAGGTCAAACTCATTTAGTCAAAGCTTATATTGATTTAGCTAAATGGAAAAGTGAACGATTATCACCGAAGATTTATCAAAAAAAGGACTCAATGGCGTTGAATTTCGATAAAAATACGCCTTTAGTGGTCAAGTGGTCAAACTCTTAATTGTAATATTTATATTGGTTTTGTTAAGTTATTTGTTAAATCATCCATTGATTAGATGAAACTAGCACATCAATAGTTATAGTTATTGCAAAAAATACATTAGAATCGTTATAAAGTAGAACTAACTAGATAAATAAAAGATAAATATTAAATAAATTGGCGTAAATGATAGAGTATTAAGACTAGTCAATTGATTACAATTCACTAGACAAACAAAAGCCTAGATTTTGGGGGGTTTTATTTCGACCCCTATGCCGAAAATAATGTTGGCCTACGATAAAATTTAAATGGAAGTTACACACAAATAAATTAGGGATTTACAATGTTCGATTTTGACGATGGAAAAAAAGGATATAGTGCTGTTATTTATATTATGGAGTCTTCTAATAGTGTGGTCGTACACTTTGGGGGATTTGAAGATTTAAGTGAATGTAGATATTTTTCATCGCACATCATGGAAGATTTTGGAATAGAGCAATTGTTAAATGTTCCTAAAGGAGTCACAGTACATTAGGGGGGTTTTGTTTTACAATGCCTAACATTGTTATTCCATATAAGCCAAGAGAATTACAAAATTTTTTGCACAAAAAAATTGATAAGCACCGTTTCAATGTGCTGGTCCTACATCGGAGAGCTGGTAAAACAGTTATGATGATCAACCATATGTTGAGAAGTGCATTAATGAATCCTTTGCCAAACTCAAGATATGCTTTCCTTTCTCCGACTTTCAAGCAAGGAAAAAGTACAGCATGGGATTATATAAAACAATTTGCAGGGAAAATACCTGGTACAAAATTTAACGAAAGCGAATTAAGATGTGATTTGCCAAATGGTGCAAGGATCACAATTTTAGGAGCAGAAAACGACCAAGCACTCAGGGGTATATTTCTTGATGGATGTGTATTCGATGAAACACAATCTATTAAGCCTACTATATTCCCAGAGATTATTAGACCTGCGTTAGCTGATCGTAAGGGTTGGTGTGTGTTTATCGGTACTCCAAAAGGTAGAAATTATTTTTGTGAATTATACGAACAAGCTTTAGAAAATAAAGATTGGTACGCTTGTCTATTTAAAGCTAGTCAAACAAAGATACTAGACGAAGAAGAATTAAAAGCAGCCCAAGAGGTGATGTCTAAAGACTTGTATGAGCAAGAGTTTGAATGTTCTTTTCAAGCAGCAATTACAGGTTCTTATTATGGACACATTATTGAGAGTCTAGCAAAAGAGAATAAAATTGGTGATGTTCCTTATGACGATAACATTGATGTAGAAACTTGGTGGGATTTAGGCCTAAACGATTCAACTTCAATTTGGTTTGCACAAAGATATAAGGGTGAAATAAGATTAATAGATTATTATGAAAATAGTGGTTTTGGTTTAGATCACTACATAGATATAATTGATCAAAAGGGTTATGACTATTCTAAACACATAGCACCTCATGATATTAAAGTTAGAGAACTTGGTAACATGGGTAAGTCTAGGTTAGAGTCAGCTCTTGAGTTAGGTATTGCATTTGAAGTAGCTCCCAAAGTTCCTATTGAAGATGGAATTGAGGCAGTTAGAAAACAATTACCTAATTGTTGGTTTGATAAAAGTAAATGCAAGACAGCGATTGAATATCTTAAAGCATATCAAAAAAGATGGGATGACAAAAACCAATGCTTTAGAAATAAACCTTTACATAATTTTGCCTCACACTGCGCTGATAGTTTTAGAACTGGCATCGTAGGGCAAGGTGTTGAAATAAGCGATTGGAAAAACGAAATACCAATAAATACTAATTATATAATTTGATATGGCAGAACAAATAACGATTGATAAATTAAAAGCTATTATAAACTCAGAGATTAATAACTCTATAGGTTTTATGGGAAGTAATCTTACTTCGCAAAGAAAAAAATCTATGGAATATTACATGGGTGAAAAGCTTGGCACAGAGATTGATGGTAGATCGCAAGTCGTATCAACAGACGTAGCCGACACCGTTGAAACAATCTTACCTAACTTGTTAAGAATATTTACAGCTAGTGATCAAGTTGTTAAATGTGAGCCTGTTAAAAGCGAAGATGTTGCATTAAGTGATCAAGCTACAAATTATATTAATTATATTTTTAACAAAGATAACCCTGGTTTTAGTATTCTATACACTTGGTTTAAAGATGCTCTTTTAGAAAAAAATGGAATTGTCAAAGTTTATTGGGATGATAGTTCAAGTGTTGAGCAAGAAACTTATAAGAATTTAAATGATCAAGAATATCAATTATTGATCAATGATGACAATGTAGAAATTGTTAGTGAAGAAACTAGTGTTGATGAAAAAGCACAAGAAGAATTAGAGCAACTTAAAGCTTTAACAAAAGTACAAGAGGAACAAAACCCTGATCAAGCTCAAGAGCTTGGCCAAAAATTAGAAGATGTTCCAACACCTATGTTGCATGACGTAGTTATTAAAAGAACGTCAACTAGTGGTAAAGTTAAAATAGAAAACGTACCACCTGAAGAATTTTTAATTCAAAGAAGTGCAAAGTCTATTGAAGATGCAAACTTTGTAGCACATAGAGTTATGAAAACTAGAAGCCAACTTATAGAAATGGGCTTTGATAGAGATGTTGTAGAAAGTTTGCCAACATCAAATAATATTCTTTTGAATGATGAAAGACTTACAAGATTAAGTGATATAGATGAGTCTCCATTAAATCAAGCACCAGACGAAGCAACAACTGATATAGAAGTTTATGAGTGCTACGTTAGATGCGATATGGATGGTGATGGCGTAGCCGAGTTAAGAAAAGTAATAGTAGCAGGGTCTAGTGCAAATGAAATACTAGAGAATATGCCTTGTGATAATATTCCTTTTTGTAGCTTAACACCTATTCCAATGCCTCATAGATTTTATGGTCGTAGTGTTAGTGAATTAGTTGAAGATGTTCAATTAATTAAATCAACAGTGATGAGACAGTTATTAGATAATATGTATTTAACTAATAACAATAGAGTTGCTATTATGGACGGCCAAGTTAATCTTGATGATTTACTTACGTCAAGACCAGGGGGTGTGGTTAGAACTAAACAACCACCATCACAAGTGATGTTCCCTATGCAAAACCAAACTATATCTCAACAAGCTTTCCCTTTACTAGAATACCTAGATACAATTAGAGAAACTAGAACAGGGATTACAAGATATAATCAAGGCCTAGACGCTGATAGCTTAAACAAAACAGCGACAGGGGTTAATGCGATTATGACTCAATCTCAAATGAGAATGGAGTTAATCGCTAGAGTATTTGCAGAGACAGGGATTAAGGATTTGTTTAGACGTATCTTTGAATTAACTTGTAAGTATCAAGACAAAGAAAGAGTTGTAGAATTAAATAATCAATTCGTACCTGTAAAACCTACAGAGTGGAAGAATAGATTTAATATTTCAATTGTTGTTGGATTAGGAAGTGGATCAAAAGAACAACAAATAGTAATGCTAAATAATATTTTAGAAAGACAACTTCAAGCTTTCCAATTGCAAGGCAATAGAGAGTTCCCAATGGTTAGTCTTAAAAATATTTATAATAGTTTAGCAAAAATTATAGAAAATGCTGGTTTAAAAAATGTTGAAAATTATTTTGTTAATCCAGATATGGGTAAAACAATGATGACTCCACCACCTGAGCCACCATTAACACCAATTGAAAAAATAGAATTTACTAGAATACAAAGTGAAGAAAAACGTAAAGTAGCAGAGTTAGAATTAGAAAACAAAAAATTAAGAGCTGATACTGCAGAAGCTATTTTAGGTTTTGAAACAAAAATTAAAGAATTAGAATTAAAATATAATTCACAAATAGACGTAGCAAAATTAAAAGCAGACGCAGATCTTGAGAAGTTAGTTACAAACAATAGAAATAAAACTTTTTTAGAAGCACAACGAAGCGCAGAGTCACTAGAAAAACAAGTGAGTAACTTAAATGATGGACCAGGACAAGCTCCAAAAGGAAGTGAGCCAGTCGAACAAGGCTAAACAACTTTTTGAAAATCCTTTATTACAAGAGTCTTTTGATAAATTAAAAAAATCTTATCAAGATAGTCTATTTAGTACTGGTGTAAAAGAACAAGAAACTAGAGAAATGCTTTGGTTAGCCTATAACATTGTAGGCAAAGTAGAACAAAATTTAAAAGAAGTCATTGATACAGGTAAATTAGCTTCTAAACAATTAGAAGATTTTAGAAAAAGTATCAAAAACAAAAAATTCTAAACAATCAAGTTTAGGATAAGTCAACCTACACAACAGGAACTTAACTTAAAGGAGAACGATATGGCAGACAATTATGCTAATCCATTAAAGGAAGCTGAAACTGACATCCAAAAAGCAACAAAAACAATAAGTGGTCTATTAAACCCTGATGAGAATAAAAAACAAACTCAACAAGATGGTGAGCCACCCCAAGAAGAACAAAATTCTCCTGGTCCAACAGATGAGGAATCTCAAGTAGAAGATCAACCACAGGAACAGGAAACAATGGAAGAAGAATCGCAAGAAGAAACTTCCGAAGAAGCAACTCAAGACGAAGAACAATCTGAGATTCAAGAGAAACAAGAGTCCCCATTGCATAAAGTCAAAGTCAATGGACAAGAATTCGATGTTACCCTTGATGAATTGAGGAACGGTTACTCAAGAGATGCTGACTACCGACAAAAAACTGAAAATCTTTCTATGGAAAGAAAACAATTACAGGCAGAGTCGGAAAAGCAAAGACAAGACTATTCTAATAAGTTGAATGAACTTAATCAAATGGTGTCTTTAGCCCAACAAGAACTAAATCAAGAAAAAAATAATGTTGATTTAGAAAAACTATACGAAGAAGATCCAACGGAAGCTATGAGGATTGAACATAGAATGAAAAAAAGACAAGAACGTCTTGATCAAGCTATTGAAAAGACTCAAGGTGAACAACAAAAACAATTTGGAGAATTTTTAAAAGATCAAGAACGTAAATTGGTATCTAAAATGCCAGAATTTAGTGATCCTACAAAAGCATCTAAATTAAAATCTTCTATGAAATCAACTTTAAATGCTTATGGTTTTAATGACCAAGAAGTAGCACAAGTTTATGATCATAGAATTGTTATGTTGGTGAACGATGCTATGAAATTTAGAAATATGCAAAGTTCAAAACCAGGTTTGGCAAAAAAGATTTCTAAACCAGGAAAAGTTTTCTCAAGTGGGGTTAAAAACGAAAAAAGCGATATAAGTTTAGCGAAACGTAAAGAAAAGTTGAGTCGTCTAAAAAAAACTGGAAGCATGAAAGACGCTACTAGTATTTTTTTAGATATGATTAACAATAAATAACCTCAATAGGAGAATATTATGGCACAGGTAACTGGAACATATAGTCAATATGACGCTAAAGGATTGAGAGAAGATTTATCAGATCTGATATATTCAATCTCACCAACTGATACACCGTTTATGAGTGGTATTGGTAAAGAACAAGCAACAGCCGTTTTACATGAATGGCAAACTGACGCTTTAGCAGGAGCATCAGGAACAAATGCACAAATAGAGGGTGATGAGATTTCATTTGCAGCACCTACTGCTACAACTAGAGTTAATAACAGAACACAGATTTCAAGAAAATCTGTAATCGTTTCTGGTACTTTAGAAAGTGTATCAAAAGCTGGTAGAAATAATGAATTAGCTTATCAAATCTCAAAAGCTTCTAAAGAGCTTAAAAGAGATATGGAAACTTCATTAACAGCTAACAACTCACCAGTTGTTGGAGATGACTCTACAGCTAGAGAACTTGCTGGATTAGCAGGTTGGATTCAAACTAACGTAGATGCAGGCGCAGGTGGAGCAAATGGTCAAGTATCTGGTGCTGACGTACCTGGTACTGCTAGAACTGATGGAACTCAAAGAGCTTTCACAGAGTCTCAACTTAAAAATGTAATCAAAAAATGTTGGGATGAGGGTGGCGATCCGTCAATGGTAATGCTTGGCTCATTCAACAAACAAGTTCTTTCTGGTTTTACAGGTGGATCAACTAGATTTGACCCTGCTGAAAACAAAAGACTTGTAGCTGCAGTTGATGTTTATGAATCTGATTTTGGTGCGATGACTGTTGTTCCAAATAGATTCTCAAGATCAAGAGATGTGTTTGTTTTACAACCAGATATGTTTGCTACTGCTTTCTTAAGAGATTTCTCTCTTATGAACCTAGCAAAAACTGGAGACGCTGAAAAACAAGCTCTACTTTGCGAATATACTTTGGTTTCTAAAAACCAAAAAGCAAGTGGTGCAGTTTTTGATGTAACTACATCATAATCAATTTAATTATAGGGGGAGCAATCCCCCTATATTCAATTAACATTTTTGTTTGGTCTTTGAAGATTTTTTTAAAGTCGGAACGAAGCAAACTTATAAGGAAAAAACATGAGAACTTTAAACGATTATTTTTTAGAGTGTCATTTAGACGATGTATCAACAGCAAGTACAGTTAGAGTTGCAGTGCCAGATGGTGGGAGAGTAATTAAAATTACTTCCGTACTAGGTGGAACAATTGCTACAGCAAATGCAGTATGTACTGCAAAAATTGGTACAACAAATATTACTGGTGGAACTATTACTATTGCACATAGTGGAAGTGCCGCAGGTGATATTGACACTTGTGAGCCTACTGGTGCTAATAACGTAGTTGAGGGTGATTTTATTGCCATCGCTACTAATGGTGCATCAACAGGAACTCACTCTGCTCATTTTACAATTGTTGTAAGAAGATAATTATAGAATTTGGGGGATCTTGCCTAGCCGGTACTTCCCCCAAATGCACAATAAAATTTAAAAACAAGTAAAGGAAAATAAATATGCCGATGGGAAAAGGAACTTATGGGTCTAAAAAAGGGAGACCTGCAAAAAAATCAAAAATGAAAAAAACAAAAAAAATGAAAAGTAAAAAAGGAAAATACTAATGGCTTATAATTATGGATTATTTCCAATTAAAACACAGAAAGTAACATCTAGTGGATCAAGCGCAGCTACAAGTGATGGTATGTTATCTCATACACAATTTGTAAGACTAGTTGCTAGTGCTAATGGCCATGTTGCTTTTGGTGGATCACCAACTGCTACTACATCATCTATGTATATACCTGCTAACGATATTGAAATAATAAAAATTAGACCAGGTGAAAAAGTTGCTTTTATAGGAAGTGGCGATTTGTACGTTACTGAGTTAAGTGGCTAGACAAAAGTTTGTTCATTTTGTTCCAAGAGATAAACCACCTAAAAGAAAAGGGGTTCACAAAAAATCTCAGTCAAAGTCGGAAAAAAGACAAAGAAAACAAACTAGATATAAAGGTGGTGGTCGATGAGTAAAATTGTTGAAAAAGATGGTTTGGTTAGTGAAACTTTTATTGGCACAGAAAAAGGTGTTGTCCAAGAAAGAAAAGTAGATCACAAGCCAATATTAGACCACAATAAAAAACTATACAATCAAAACGATGGTTATAGTGCTGACAAAGGTTTAAAAAGAGTAGCTACTATTCCAACTATTGTTTTAGAAATTTGGGCTAAAGAATACAACAAAGATCAAAATAATGGTAATTGGTTTGCATTACCCAAAGATGTCCAAACTAAAATTTTAAAAGAAAAATTAAATAGTTCTGATTATAGATATTTTAGAACAGCACCAGGTAGATTTTAATGGCATTAACAAATTACACAGAATTAAAAACGTCAATTGCTAATTGGTTAAATAGAAGTGATTTAACAAGTGAAATACAAGACGATTTTATAAAATTAGTAGAAGCTGATTTTAACTCAAAGTTAAGAGTTAGAGCTATGGTAACTTCAACTGATATTACTATTAATAGTGAAACTGTTGCTTTACCAAGTGGTTTTTTACAAATAAGAGATTTTTTTATTTTAAGTGGCTCAACAAAATATCCTTTAAGATACATGACTCCACCACAAATGGATCAAGTAAAAGGAACTTCACAAACAGGGTTGCCATCTAGTTATACAATACTAGGTGATAATTTTAGATTTATGCCAAAACCAGACGCAACATATACTGGTAAATTAAATTTTTATAAAGCTTTTACAAGTTTAAGTAATAGCAACACTTCTAATTATATTTTAGCAAGTCATCCATCTATTTATTTATATGGTGCTTTGTTTCATGCAGCGAATTTTTTAGGTGGCATTAATCCTCAACAAGTTCAAACATGGCAACAGATGTATGGAACAGCTATGGAAAGATTAGAACAAAACGATAGAGAAGATCAATTTAGTGGATCACCTCTACAAATAAGAAGTGAAGATACAATATCATCACCTTTTAAAACTTTAAATATTACTACAACTAATTCGGCTTAATTATGCAATTACCTTTTGGAGAATGGCTACCTGATCAACCATCGCATCTAAACCCTGGCTCAACTGTAGCAACTAATGTGTATCATGCACAATCAAGCTACAAGCCTGTAAAAAGTTTAGTAGCCTATAGTGGTGCATCTAATGTTACACAAAATGCAAAAGGAGCAGGAAGTTTTAGAGATAACACAAACGCTGTATTTACATTTGTTGGAACAAAAAACAATATTTACAAATTAACTAGTGGAACTTTTACTAGTGTAAAAGGTGGTTGTACTATAAGTGGTGGTGATACTGATTTTTTTACATTTACTCAATTTGGCCAATTTGTAATTGCAAGTAATGGTGTCAATCCCCCAATGTATTATCAAATGGGTACTTCAACAAACTTTGCTACACTTCAAAGTATAGTAACAAGTGGTAACGTACCTAGTAAGTTTAGAGTTAGTGGTGTTGTTAGAGATTTTTTAGTAACAGGAAATATTGAGAACGCTAAGAATAGAGTTCAATGGAGTGGTATCAACGATATATCAACTTGGGAAGCTGGTATAAGTTCAAGTGATTTACAAGACTTGCCAGGCTCTGGAGGTCAGGTTGTTGCCATAACTAGTGGTGAGGTCGGATATGTATTTAGACAAAACCAAATTATTCGGATGGACTTTGTTGGTGGAAACACAATATTTAGATTTAGTGTAATCTCTCCGAACAGAGGAGCTGTCTATGGCCAAACTGTTTGCCAAGATAATAGACAAATATTTTTCTACGCTGATGATGGTTTCTTTCAAATTAATGGTGATCAAGTGTTGCCTATAGGAGCTGAAAAAGTAAATAGATTTTTTGAAAACGATTTAAACAAAGCTTATCCTGATAGAATAACAAGTGCTGTTGATCCATTTAACACACTAGCTATATGGTTATACCCAAGTAAGAACAATCCTAATACAACAGGTATTTGTGATAGATTATTAATTTATAATTATGTAACTCAAAAATGGTCTTTAGCTAATGTTAAAGCATCACAAATTTTTAAACAATTTGTAATTATTAATACAGTTGAGTTAATGGATTTAGTGTCAGAGAACTTGGATGAAATTAATATTTCTTTAGACACTCCTTATTGGACACAAGGACAATTATATTTAGGTGCAATAGATGAAAATTTTAAAGCAGCTATATTTAGTGGAAAAAATTTAGAAGCCGAACTTGAAACAAAGGAAGCAGAAATATTTCCTGGTGCAAGAGCAAACATAACTGGTATAAGACCATTGGTTGACGCTAGTGCTAATGTAATTGTTAAAACAAGAGATAAATTAGCCGATAATGTAACATCAAGTGCATCATCAACTATGAATGATAGTGGTATTAGCCCTATTAGAAAAAGTGGTCGATACTTTAGAGCAAATGTAAAAATCCCTGCTGACTCTATTTGGAGTCATGCACAAGGAATAGATTTAATTGCAACACCAGGTGGGTCAAGATAATGAGTGATACAATTGATATAGATAATGTTCGATACTCAATTGAAACTCAAGAGTTTTTTCAAAGACAAATTGAAGAAGCTGTAAATAATTTAATTAACAAAAATAACACAGAAAGCGATAAGGCTTTTGCATGGTTTATGAATTAGGAGAAATAAATGTCAGGCATTAAAGATTATTCAACAACACAAGCAAATAACACTTCTCTAAATGGTATCAATACCGCAGAGGGAATGTTACCTAGCGACCTAAATAATTCTATTAGGGCTTTAATGAAAAATACTAGAGATTGGTATAATGACGCCCAGTGGGTTATTTATGGTGATGGAGATGGTGCTTTTACAAGTGCTTATGCTAGTGCAAGTTCATTTACAATTAATGGTGTAGATGTAACATCATTCTACCATGCTGGTCGTAGAGTTAAAATTACAGGGTCATCTACTGGTGTTGTTTATGGAACAATATCAAGCTCATCTTTTAATACAAATACTACAGTTAATGTTACTCTTGATAGTGGTACTTTACAAAACGAAGCATTAACAATTTATTTGGCTATCTTAACTAAAACAGGTAACTCAATTCCAACTGATGTTGTTGGTTCAAGTAATTTAACTAACAATTCAATCACTACTGCAAAACTTGCAGACGACTCTGTAACAAATGCAAAAATTGCAGATAATTCTATTCAAGCATCACAAGTAAATGCAAATGCAATTACAGAAGCTAAAATAAACGCTGGAGCTGTAACTAATACTAAATTAGGAGCAGATAGTGTTAATGGATCAAAGATAGCTGATGATAGTATCGACTCCGAGCATCTAGTAGATGGTTCAATAGACACAGCTCATATTGGAGATGATCAAGTAACAATTGCCAAAATTTCAGATTCAGCAATCGT